TGTCGTGAAAAGAATTTTAAGTCTTCATAACTACCACTTGATGTTTCTCTACTTCCCGATAACCTCAATAGTAATCCATAGTTTGTATTTGCACCACTAAACCATTTTTTTGTCATACTCGTGATATCCATTTCAATATCAGGTGATGATAGTGAAAAAGATTGTGTGACTTCATCCCCAGCAACATAAGTTCCACCAGAAGTTGTCCATGTAGTTTCTATACCATTTAAATTTTTTCTATTGAGCCAACTACAACCATCGGTTGTTTTTGGTGTATCTGCTTCTTTACCAACACCTTCATCCCATTCTTGTGATAAAGGATAAGCAGCAATATCATATTCATCTGACAACCCACTCGTGCCTCCAACTTCCCAAAGTCTTAAATATGTTTTATATGTATTTGGCAATACCGATGAGCTGATATAATTTTCTATTTCATCGATATCAAATTGGATTAACATTCTTGTTGGTGAATGAAATTCTTGATTAAAAAATACTTTTTTTAATTCTAATACTTCATCTTTACCAGTATTTTTATCTTGATAAGTTGTACCATCTAATACATTAGAACCACTATTAATAAAAGCGTCTTTGGTAGCAAAAAATGAACGATGCATTATAATACCCTCCCGTAGATATCATTATTAGGATCCCGTAACTCAAATACAGATGGTGTAGCAGATGGTCTTATGATATCATTTTGTAAAGCACTATTAAAATTATATACAAATCCATAACCATCTTCAGCATCAGGAGTTGCAACCCCATCGGCACTAAGACTTCTAAAATATCTATTTCTATCCGGCATCTCTTGTTTTATTTCCAATGTCTGTATTCCTATTACACCAGTTAATCCTAATATTTGATATTTTAAATCATTAAGATTTATAGCCTGTCCAAATTGCATTTTATCAATTAAAAAATAATCTTTTATTACATCTATCACTTCCAACTTAACATCAGTTGGGTTAAATCTCCTATCAGCATTAACCTCAAAATTAACACCAAAATTTATTTTATATCCTGAAAAATTACCTATGATATTACCATCAGAATCTTGTGTAGCAAATCCAAAATCAAGAGCATCATTTATCATTCTAAATTGTTCTAAATATAATCTTAAATTATTTAAAACTATCAATGGTGTTTGAGTTAATTTTCTGTTTTGATCGTATGATAAAGTGTATATCTTTAAACCACTTATATCATTTAATCTAACAACTTGTGCTTTAGCAATATTTCCAAACTTTGCTGGTAGGTTAAGTATTCGTGCTTGATAATCCTCACGAGTAACACATCTCATCTGTGAAGCAAAGAATGTTTTAGCATTTTCTTTTATCTCTGTTATGGTCTCACCATCAGTTCCACCACTTGCTGGTTCATCATTGGTTACGGTTATTGCTTCAGAAGAATTTATAATATTGGTTAACTCATTGGATTGAGCATTAGAATCAGCTCCACCACCTTGTCTATAAGTTACAGTAACTATCGTATTTGATGGAGTCTCACCCAAGTTCAAAGAATTATTAGTAGTTAGATTATTTAAAGCAGCATTTATTACTGATCCAGGAACACCAGATACATTCATACCTTGTTGTTCTATCGTGGAAAATAATCCAGCACTTGAAGAACCCGATACATTAAATTTATACAACCCATTACCAAATTGTAACTTTGTGTTATTAGTTTCGGGATCTACTTTCTTTACAAACTTTTTATTTGTCTTTATATAAGTTAATGTGTATGGAATTGATACATCTACTGACATCTGACCAGCGGCCGCTAATCCTTGATTATAAGCCGTATCACGATCAGGATCGTCATTATAGTGTAGTTCTTTTAATATTCGATCTTGTGCCAAATAATTGACTTCATACCACTTACCACCAGAACTATCCTTTACATCTAATATCTCCACTACATTTTCAACACCCAAATCTAATTCTAAAAATTTAGTAGGAGATGTTATCGTAAATGATTTTGTCTTGGTTTCACCCGATACAGCATTTACATATCTTGTTGCTCTATATTTAGTAGCTACCCCATCATCACCAATAGTTATGATTTCATCAGATGGAGTATCAGGGGAACCAGATATTGTAAAATCTATTTCCCCTAAAGTTTCAAATACTAATTCTGAATTATCAACTGAACTAATTCGTAAACCACTATTTATTGGATTTTGTATAATGTTAGAATAATCAGGCTTACCATCAGAGGTAGCATTAAAGTCCGTTGTTACTTTTAATTTAACCAAAGAGGGAGTGATCGGTGTTGTTTTATACCCCAAGAACTCTGCTAATCTTATTACATTCTTACGCTCAGTTGCTGTAGTTAATACACTCTCCTTGTAATTATAATCAATGTAATAACTCAGAACATCACCAACATAACTGGCAAGTTCTATTAACATCATACCAGGTGATGTCTCGTTAAAATCCTTATAGGTATCAGGAAAATATGCTTTAGTATATTCTATCAGATCAGATTTAATCGTACTGAAATCCTTAGATGTATAATTTATATTACTTGGTATTTGTTTATTATTTGAATAAGGCATTTCTTTACTCCAATACCACTCCAACAGATTGTAGTTCTGTGGGTGCATTCTGTATATTGAATGTTACATTAATTTTAATTGCATTTCTATCTTGATCACCGAGATCAACTTCTATATCTTGTAACTGAACAAATGGTAACCAGGTTTGAAATGTATCCACGATATCATTTTCAATCTCAATGGCCGTATCATCTGTTATTTGTTCAAACAAAAATCTTCTAATATTCATACCAAGAAAAGGTTGAAATAATCTTTCACCACGCTCTGTTGTTAATAACAATTTGATATCATTTTTTATCGCATCCATAGTTGTCTTAGTTGTAGCAAAGTACCCCATCTGATCACCAGCTTGTCTGGCAACTGGAAAATCCAATCCCACACTTACTCGTGTATCAAGGTCTTCTACAAATCGTTTAACTCTTCTATTTGGTATTGCCATTCTTAACCCTCAGGATCCAATAGTTTAACTTCCGATGTTCTTACATTTTGTTGAACCGTTGGAAATCCAACTAAATTATCTTGTGGATTTTCAGCCAATTGAGCTCTACCATATAATGATAATCCCATTGATATTGGAATAGGATTAGAAGCCCCAGGTAACAACCCACCAGTTGGACTAACTGGACCCATAGTTTTTACAGTTCCAGGTTTTATTAAAATCTGAGGTAATTCAGTTCCCGTTTCAGGTTCAAATGGATATTTACTTGGTATCACAACAGGAGCATCCATATATGTGATATTAAATGTTTGTCTCTGTAACCACGCAGTTAGAGCTCCCACCATAGCAGATGCCTTCGCATCTATCTTCTTAACAGATGCCGGTGTTAATGCATCATAAGAAGCACCTAGCTGATCAATGGTTATTTTTATCAAATCCGCTCTTAAATTACCTAAACTAATAAATGGTTCTGCCACTACATCGGTCCTTTATTAAAGTTTTGTTTTTCATCTACCTTCTTCATCACCTGAGAATAATCTTTATTAAGAGCATTGGCTAAATGATCAGGCAATCCAGCAGTTTCTTCTGTTACAGATTTAACCTCTGCTTCTTTATTGATATTCTTCCACTCACCATCATTAGCAGTTTCCTGTAAGATATCATTTAAAATAGAATTCTTGGTCATCGGAACTCTTTTTTCAATAGATCGTGGTTTTTTAGCTGTAGTGTTAGCTGTAGTGAGATTTGAATTTTGCACTGGTTTGCCAGTGGTTTTTGGGGTGCTTTCTTCTAGCATCTTATCAGATATAGAGCTAACTAACACTTCTTTTAACTCTTTTCTAAGTCCTTTAATGCTATATTCTATTTCTTCTCTTACTACTTCTCTTATTACTTTCTTAAATATAGATAACTTCATATCTACTCCTATTCTCTGTTTGTTTCAATAAAATGATGTTGACTCATAAATGTTGCATTACCAGTTGATCTATCCCCTACTGGTTCACCCTCTGATAAATTAGGATTATATCCAGCTGGAGGATTTCTATCCAAATTATAATCTCCTAAATTAAATGCAGTCATAATAGACTTAATTTCAGCTTCTACTGTTCCAGGCATGCCTGGTCCATTTGATAATTTTTGAGAAACAAAATTTGAATCAACTGAATGAGCACTACCTATTACTTTTAATACTCTGTATAATAATTGTCTTAATTCTTCTCCTAACACCATTGGTTGACTTCTATCTTTTGCTTTCCTTCCTATATAAATATTTCGAGATTCAAATACTGAGTAACCTTTGTTATATAACTCAATATTCTCTACTGCTCCAATTCTAACATTTCTGGTTGATGATAGTGTGATATCTTCATGTGCTGAATTAAATGTTATCTTATCAGATCCAATTATAATTTGATCTAGTTCTTGTTCCTCTATATTTTCTTCTGATTTAATTTCACCGTATTGGTAATTGTAATCCAATTCATATCCAAGATATGGAGTAAAAGAACCTGAATTATTGGGATTTGCTCTACCTACAAATACATTACCATCATAACTTAATTTTGTATTTTCGGGTATACCTAACATATCAGACATTGTTCCAAGTGATGTCATAGATATTATAGATCCACCACCTGATATACTTTCCTCTGTAGTTGTACTATTATTTGATATTATAATATTAGGATTATTACTTCTTGCTCCAAGTCTAATAGAATTACCATACCTACCTTCAAGAGTTAAATCGGAATATTGAGCTTTAATATAACTTGGATTGTTTTGACTTATCTCACCATCAATTATTTTACCATTAGGAAAATCTAATTTAGTTTTTCTTGGTTTAGTTAATTTTGCATTACCAGGTAATAAGTTTGGATTTTTTACTACATCCAAAAAATCAGAAGAAAAACCAGGAACATTAAAAGTATTTATCGGTCCTAAATAAAAATTAATATTGTTTATAGTACAATACATTATTAAATCACCAGATGCTACTGAATCATTTATACCCCGCAATAAAGGTTGTGCTGAAACTTTAGTACGATTTCTAGAAGTCCCTTCATATGAATAAAATTCAACTATCTGTGGCTGTATTTTTGTACCAAGTTCATTAATACCAGCAAAATGAACATCAGTTGCATCGGTATAAACTCTATCTACATGACCTAAAGAAAAAGTAAGTCCAGATGATAAATCCATTAAGCGCTCCTATACTTATCTCTTATTTTTTCTATAGAAGTCTCATCTTGTTTATTCTGTATTTCTGTAGCAGCATCTTCCAACGAATCCATTAATTGTTGTTTTTCATCATCTGATAACAATCCTATATCGGATTCATCTTTACCAGTCTTCATCATAATCCTCTGAAATACAGTAGCTAGTTTTAAAAGGTTGTCATCATTCTTGACACCGACATCAAGAAGTTCTTTTAGGATAGGACCTACAACGGCAATATCTTCTATACCTTGTATGTAGCCATGCACTTCTTGAACCAGTAGTTCAATCTGTGTCTTTTTAAGCTTGGAATTCTCATATATCTCCTGGGAAAGATCAGAGAAATTCTTATCACCAAATATTTTAAAGTCTTTTTCCATAATGGTATCCTATACTAATAAATATAGGATAATTGGAAAGTTATATAGAGCCAGTTATCTGTAAGTTGTTTATATGACCTTTGGTGAGCATTTCTTGTTGTATTCGTGGATATATCTTACGAAATACATTAGATACCTGTGTAATCTTAGATGTTTGTACATCTGTCATCTCTCGTATCATTATATACAGAGCTTTTTTATTAAAGTTATCAATCTGATCTTTATTCTGACATAGATAAAGAATTGAAGAAGCTACATGTCTATCCCGTGGTTTAGGAAATAATTTATCTAATCTTTCATCGAGATACTCCACGGTTTTCTCAAATATCTCGGTTGTCTTAGAACCATTTATTGCAGCATCTTCTTCACCATATCCATTCATAATAGAGATATCGTCATGAGACTTCATCTTCTTATAGTTGGCATTATTATTAAGGATAAGGTAGTTCTTAGCTATAATAGAAAAATAACTAAATGCTTTAGAACCACGAGTCTCATCAAACTTGTGCATGTTCATAACCAAATTAGATACCACTTCTTCTTGTAGGTCTCTAAATGGATAATCAAAGTAACTAAACTTAAATGTATTGATTATATTTTCTGCTAACTTTAAGAAAGCAGCATGAATTTCTTCGGTGTATATTTTATGTCGGAATGTATAATCATCCGATCTATTATATAAAACTATTGCATCATGTACTGGCGTACCAAAGTAAATCTTACTCTTCTTTTTTCTCTTCTTCTTTAGTGGTGGCATCATCAACCTCTTGTGTAAATAAATTGTTTAAGATGGAGTTGAGCTCTTTCAATTCTTGAAAGAAGAAACCCACTTCATCATCTGCTTCAAAAGTTCCCTTATGATCTATTTGTTTAAGTTGATGGTTTATAAATTCAGTTTTATCGCTTATCTCTACTAATAGTTCTTCATATGTGTTTATACGCCTAAGGCTAAAAAAGGTAGTTACGGCAAAAAATATTGCCAATATACCAAATATTATACTTAATATTAATGTAACCATTTATGTTGTTTTAACTCTCGTCTTCGGACTCGTTTATTAAATCTAGTGCATCTTGTACATATGTTATATCACCAGTTTCTATTGCTAGATTAAGTAAAGTCATTAACTCTTCTAAATCAAACTCCATGATTATGCCTCCCCAACTACTGAATGGATTATTGATAAATAGTCTTCCTCTTCAAATTCTTCTTTATTTTTATCAATTAAAAGACTAAGTTCTTTTACTTCTTCATCTTCCATAGGAGAGTCATCAAGATTAATAGTTATTTTACCACCATCCATCACTTTAAAGAGTTCATCTAAATCAATATTGATATCTTTAACTGCTTTAGATAGAGACTTTAATTTGTTTATCATCTGGTCTCTATCTTTATCCATTCTATCCAATCTCTTTAGATATTCTTTTAATAGCTTTTCAATTTCTTCGTTGGATACATCCATATTCATAAATATTGATTTCCTAATAAATATCCATACCGATATCACTTAGAGTATCAATGGTTTCCCTACCATCGTAGTCATAGTAATCACCAGCTGCTGTGATATTTTCTTCTAGTGTATCTTCATCGAACATGTCGAGATTAACACTTGGTTTGATATTGCTATCACCTTCACATTTTTTATTCATATTATCCATTAGCATTTCGTCATCTTCGTTTAACATGAATTGGTTTATGTCTATTTTTTTCATTTTATGTCCTTATTTTATTGTTTGTAATATACGATTTTTTATTAGTAAAGTCAAGCATTTAATGAGAGAAATTACGACCACTCGTTCCTTTATATATAAAGAGAGAGTTAAGTTGTATTCTCGTTTGCCATATATACAGCATTTTGATCAGCAAACCATTGATCGGCTGATTCATATCCATCTCTGGCAACTAAGTCACGATAGAATTTATTCAACAATATCTTTTGTTTATTGGTTAATTGCTTCTTATACTGAGTTAACCTCTTAACCATACTATGACATACATCCTGAATATAGATGTTATAATCCTTACCATTAGACTTATTGGTCGAAACTAATTTCAATATCTTATCAATGTTCTTCAATGCCAATAGTTGTTCAGCGTTCAATTCAATTCACCCCACATCAATAGATTATCAACTAGTGTTTCATCAGCATCTGACCATTGATCAATCATATTCATATCCCAATATACTTCACCCGTATCATCATTGTATATACATTGGATATGAATACCATCTGATTCATCATTATATTCAACCATCAGAGGTTGTGTAACCTCTGGACCATGTGGAAAGAACCCTAGCATCTCCATTACATTATGTAAGGTGGTATCAATTACCGAACCCGAATCAGTTGAATAACCTATGACATCGGTTCTTTTAAATATTTGTTCTCTCATTCTATGCCTCCCCTACGATTGGTGTCATCTTTGGAATATCTCGATCTAAATCAACTTCGGTTTCCACATCTTGTTCCATTAGTGTTCTCATAAATGGTTCGATCATAGAGTCATCATCATGTGTTCCACAAACCCTATTGGTGAAATCATCTTCTAACCTAGCCATTAACTTCTCCCTACCTTCGTGGCTCATCCAATTAATCCTATGGTACTTACCATCGATCCACATATCAACCACTTTGATTTCATCAGAAACGGCGCTGAAGCAATACTCTACCTTAACCTCGTTATCTAATATTTTGTATTCATGTATGTATGTCATTTATTATCCTTATTGTTTATTGTTTAATTCCGATACGAGAATATACTAATAAAAGTGTATTCAAGTCAAGCATTATTTTAAATATATCTTACTAAATTTTGACTTCGTGATCGATGACGAAGACGTTGAATTGCCCTCTCCTTAATTTTACGAATCTGTTCACGAGTTAAATCAAACTCCTCTCCGATCTCGTTGAGAGTTAACTTATCATCTCTATTGATTCCGAAGTACATTTCGAGAATGATTGATTCTCTCATAGAAAGTGTTTCTAAAACACCAGTGACCTCTTGATTCAATGAATCTTCCATCACCTCTTGTTCTACCACTTCATTATT